AGTCCAACAAGAGCCGACGCACACTGTCCGAGTAAGTGCTGCTCAAGTCCGGCTCGATCAGCAGCTCGGGGGCAGGTGGCGGTCGGCTCACCGGCGCTGCGGGCGGCGAGGGCGTCGCGCAGCCGATCAAGCTCAGAGCGAGCACCAGACACGGCCACAGCCGCTTTGCGTTTTTGGTCCACATATGCGGCCTCGGCTTTTTGTTTCTCTTCGACTAGGCGTTGCTCGCGCGCCCTTGCCTCTTTTTCGGCTTGCAGCTGCGCGGCTTGGTACTCGGCCCGCACGGCTTGCTGGCCCGCAACGTAGGCCTTCCAGTGCGTGCCCGTCAAAAACAAGGCCAGCACGGCGGCTGCTGTCAGTTTAAACCAAGGCATTGCGCGTGCTCCCTTTGGCGGCGTTTAGTCAGCCCGGCTTGGGGCTGGCCCTTGAATCGGTCCCAGCGCAAAATCTCAGCGCACGCGCCCGGGTAGTCTTGCGCGTTGAGTTTTCGAACCAAGGTGGATCCGCAAAACGCGCCGGAGCCAATGTTGTAGGCCAGGCTGATGTAGGCGTCGTACTCGTGCTGGTGCAAAGGCGCAGTGACGCACTTGCGCAGCGCGCCTTCGAAGGCCTGCACGTCGGCCAGCTTGCGGGCCAAGGCTTGGGGAGGTGTTGTCCGGTCGCTCGGCTTGATGCCGTCCGTCGTGCCAAAGCCGACGGTCCACTTGTCGCCAGGCAACGGCTGCACGGCTTTGTCGGTGTAGCCCTCACTAAGCGCAAGGCCAACAAGCGCAACGGCGCTGAGTGTCAGCGCCGCCAAAGCAGATCGAGGGCCGCGAGGCTCAGCCACGGGGGTTCATCCGCCTATCGTGCTCTTGTTGCTGCCGCTTGTCTTCTTTGTACTTGTAGTACCAATTGATGGCCAAGCCGCCGAGACCCAAGAAAACGCCAAACAAGACACCGAACTCGGACGACAGGACCCAGCCCATTACGCTGGCCCCGGCCCCGGTGTATGTTGCCTTACTCCCGGCTGCGGCCATCGTGGCCTCGAAGGTTGCTTGTTGTTCAGGTGTCATGGTCGGATTTTAGTTGCAAACGGGCTTCGCAGACTGCGGACAGCCATTGAAGGCGGCAGAAACCATCATGAAAGCCGAGACTGGGTCGAGCATTTAAAGACCCCATGCCAACTTACTGCATGCCCCAGCGAATTCGCAACCACAGGCGCTCGTGGAAATAGTAGTCGATTGTCAGCAAAACATGAAGCGCCGATGCAAACCCGGCGCTTTTAAGGAAGTCGCCGGTAAACAGCCAAGTCCAAAAAATCGTAAACAGCCAAGCCGTGATGCGGTAGCTGATGGCGCGAACGATGGTGCGGGTTTTGGTTTCGGTCATGCGTGCTCTCTCAGCTTGGCCACAAGCTCTTGCGCTGTGATGTTGTTGAAGTCCAAGCCCATGTTGACCCGCACTGAACTCGGCGCGAAGTTGTGCACCGAGTGCCACTCAAAATGGTTGAACACATACCACCGCCACGGCTCCATAACGGCCGTTACGACGTGCTCGATTTTATCGTGGTCTGGGATTCGCAAGGGGTCGATGACCTCGAAGTCTTCTTTGTTCCGGTACCAGCGTGTTTCTTGGCCACTACCCTGCAAAAGCATGAAGAGCGAGGCCCTGCGCTTGTGTCCTTTGTGTGTCCCGAGATATTCCCCGTTTTTGGATACTTGCAGCATGGGGGATGGCTCTCCGGGAGACAACTCTTGCAGCCACAAAGGGGCTGCTGAGATCAACTGATCCCCCAACTCTTTGGGGAAGAAGTGCTGTGTAAACTTAATTAAGCGGTCCGGACACAGAGTCTTCATCTGCGCGGTGCGGCGGTACAACTCTCGGGCCTTCTCCGAACCGATGAGTTTAATCAGCTCTTTTGGATCATTGGCGGTGTTGTAGTTGTGACGCTGCGGAAAAATCCCCAAGTTGGACAGCGCCAACTGCAATATTTCCTCGCCAAAACCAGAGGCAAACGTCAGCCCTGTGTCGTAAACATATTGGTCGGCATTAACGCCGGGGATTTCTGTTCGGATCATTTGACGGTAAAGAGTTTGACAAAAAACCAGCCCGTGTCCAGCTCGTACCAGTGGTTTGAAAACTTGACTTTGCTGGCGTTGTCGTGGTGCTCGTCATGAATCCACTCCCCGCCCATCGGGCAAACGTATTCCAAATACCACCGGTTATGCGCTTTGGTGCCCTTGTGGCTGAACACTCGGTGCAAACCGTTGCAAAAATGCAGTGTAAACAACGGCACCAGACCCAACCACAAAAAGGCCTCTACTGATATCGCCAAAAGAGATATGTGCCAAACCAGCACCACGCCGAGGGCATTGTTGTGCAAAAACGAGTGGCGCGGGCCGTGGAACCATTTGCCAGACAGCGCAAACTTCATTGGTGGCATACGGTAATTCGCCGTGAACAAGCCTGCCCACCCCTTAAGATGTGTGTCTCTATCGGTGTCGGCAAAGGCGTGATGCGCCGAATGCAGCGCAGCCCAGCCAGCCGGTGTGGAGTAGCCATAAGCCACCGGTAAAAACGCAGCCAGCCACATCGTCAAGGGGTTTGCTTGGTACGCTCGATGGCAAAAATATCGGTGGACAACAGCCGAGAACAGAGAGATGACGACCATATGCGCGGCCAGCGCTGCCAAAACCCATCCCACACTAAATTTAGTCGCCGCAAACAAAGCGCCAGCAAACCCCACGTAGTAAAGCGCGGTAGTTCGCCGGTTGTTCATGCGTAGGTTGAAAACATTGGCCATGTCAGAATGGTAGCATCACGAACCGCTAAAGACCCATTTTATGCACGATACGAACTCCCTTGGCAAGTATGCGGGGTTGATTTTTACCAAACTCGACCTGCCTCCTGTGCCTGACGTAGATGCTAAAAAAATTCTGGCGTGGATGTCTGCTGTTCACCGAAAACTTATGGTTGCGCAAATCCAGGGCTTCAACGCCGTGTACCCGGACAAGGTTTATCCCTGGCGGCCCGTGTGGGCGCACGACGGCACAAACTGGGATGGCGAGTTTGCCACGCAGTTCCCGGAGATTGTGGCGTATGTCAACCTATTTCCGGCCACGGAGTGGCGTCGAGTTTGTCTGCTCGCACAACTGCCTGACGAAGAGGTGTTCCCCCATGTGGACCCTGACCTGGGTATTGGGTGGCGCGTGTATTTGACGTCTGGCGGGCCACATCTGTGTTTTAACAAGTTTAAAAATTGGTGCCCCAATCAAGAAGACGCACAAGCCGCAGTGCACACGTCCGCGATTGCAAGCCGTATCGAGCCGGAACGCATACGTGTGCCTGCGCCAGAGCGCCCATACCCGTGGGCGCTCACCTCTGTTTGCGCTGGCCACTCTGTCGAAAAAAATACCGGGACGGCGGCGGCGCGTATTGTCGTCCTCATCATGCCGAAAAAAGAGAGCATTGACGTTGCCGCGCATCACGCGCTGCTGCGGCGCAGCACAGAAAAATTCGCAGCCGAGGCTATTTGGTACTAGGCTGGGCAAGAAATCTGCGGATAAACTTGGCCCAATAGTCCGTCACGCCGTGCGCAGAGTAGTCCACCAGACCGCCGTGTTTGTGATGCTGTTTGTGCAAAAAGATCGGGTTCACCCACCGCGCCAAATGGGGTGCGTCGACGGCTTTGTCTGGGTCGCGGGTGTTTGGGTTATGCGAAAAGGCATTTACCGCCAAGGCGTTGTGGATGGATAGTAGGCAGGCGATCAAAACCGCGCAGCTTACGAGAGGCGCGACGGCATACAAAACGCCGTGAAACGCCCAAGGCAGCAGCGCTTCGTATTTTCGGAAAGTCGCCATCCACGGAAAATCACGCAGCAAATCCGCAATGCACCGAGCGTCGGCGAGGTTTGGCTTGTACGTAGCCATCCACCCTATGTAAGCATGCAGTCGCCCGTGAAGGGGTGAGTGCGGGTCTTTTTCTGTATCTGCGTGTTTGTGGTGGATCCGGTGGATCATGGCGGCGCTCAGTGGGTCGCCGTAAAAAGCAATCGACGCAAAGAAGCAAGCCACGTACGGATACCAGGGCCTTGCCACAAACGCGCGATGCGCAAAGAGCTTGTGGTAGCCAATAGCCTGCCCCAGTTGCTGTACTGGGTAGTACAAGAGCACACCAGCGGCCAAAACTAAAAGCCACTCATCCGCACTCCAGAGCGTCCACGCGATCAAGACCGGCAGCAGAGGCACTGCCACAAACATTTTAAGCAGCACCGCAGAACGCAATTGATACTTCCTTGTCAGGCTGCGGGATTGAGGCGATCAAAAACAAGTCCAAAAAACTTAGACGTTGCCACTAGTGTTTTTTCTTCCGTAGCAACCTCGAAGGCCTGCGATTTAGAAAAAGCCTTGTTTCCAACGACCCCCGCGCCCTCACAGACCAGCAACTTAGTGCCGATCGGCAACTGCGCAGACTGTCCTTGTTCCAAAACAACAGGGGTCATGACCGGTGCCTTACCTTTATTGGCAGGCAACTTACCCTCTAAGCACCACCATTCGGAATTGGTGGCCGCAGTCAGTGTGGTTTTCCCTCGGGTCAGCACCTCGGGCAGCTCGTTCGGCGAAAAAAATCCTGCGGGCCTGTCCGGCGTGTAAACACCTTCCAGCTCGTGTGCAGCATTCATGCGCCCAACCGTGTAAAAAGTCTTGGAAGACATATCGGAGCGCAAAATGTTGTCGCGCGCAAGCACAACAAACTTCTCTCCTTCCGGCAGTTTGAAATGCTGAATAGCCCACCCGAAGCACGTGTGCGTTGTGACAAGCATACTCACACCAACGCAGTGACGATAGCAACAGGCGCAGCTGTCGGCACCGCTGCGGCTGGGGCCGGAGGGCTGACTGTTCCTGATACGCCCACCGCAGGTAGCACTACTTGACGTTGCTGCTCCTCCCAATACGCTACGGGTGCGTACATGGCGATAACCGCTTCAAGCGTCTCACCTACGTACGGTAGCCGCGCTCCAATGTGCAGGGTCTGATGCCCTTCGGCTGAGTAGACAACCTCCATGCAGCGAGCCGCTTCGTCAACCTTAACAACTTTGTATGTGTACTGAATATTCATGAAATTGCCCCTAAACGTGTTCCCGTTGCACCCCAAGAAATGCTCGCGTTACCTGTCACGGCGTAACCTCCAGCCCCACCGGCGCCCCCCGGACGCCCGGAGTATGTGGTCTGGTTGTCGCCGCCGATAGTGGCACTACCGCCGACAGCGCCAGGACCGCCAACGGAGCCCCACCCCCCGCCACTGTTGCCCGAACCAGAAGTGGGGTTGCCCACTCCTCCAGCACCCGGTGCAGACGCGGTACCAACGCCACCGGCAGCGCGCCCACCACCCCCACTAGAATTAGCTGCGGCACCTGAGCGCCCGCCACCGCCACCACATCCGTTGAACGTGTAGAGCGTTTTACCGTCCGTACCGTACCCGAACCCGCCCCCGCCGCCCCCGCCCCCGCCGCCTGCGATAGTGTTGTAGTTCCAAATAGCCACGCCAGACGAAACGGACAGAGCGCCCCCTCCAGCATTTCCGGCACCTCCGTTAGCGTTATTGCCACCTCCCCCACCACCCGCGCCGCCCATCCCGACAATAAAGCCGTTGTTGTAGAGCTCAACACCGCCAGGGAAAGACCCGTTAATCGTCAACCCCGGCGTGCCGGTGCTGTTGCTGCTGACGTAAACGCCCGAATTAATCGTGGCGATAACTTTGCTGGACTGATTCCACCCAGCGTTGACCGCCAGTGTGCGCAGGTTTGCGTTGGTCTGGTTGCTGGAGATCGTAAAGGAAAACTGCGGCGAAGTCAGCCGTTTACTGTAGAACTCGCTGATTGATAGCGCGCCCGAGGAAAAAGTGCCAGAGCCGCCCGCGTCGGTGTACCACCCGGTGCCCCGGTATGCGTTTAGGTTTGTGCCGCGCCCGAACTCGGTATTGATTACCGACAGGGACAAGGGACCCGAGGCTGGAAGTGTCATTTAGGGCCTCTTTATACGGTGCCGTAGGCAGTCACGTTGGCCAGTGCCGTAAAGTTTCCAGAGGCGTCCAGCTTGCCCAAGTTAGTGCCGTTTCGCTTAAAGTACAAAACGTCAGACACAACCACAACGGACCAAAGGCCTGAAGTTAGCTGCCCTGCCGACGTTGCGGACGTGGCGGATGTTGCGGACGTGGCGGATGTTGCGGTGGCCGCGTTACCTGAAATCGAGATGCCCCACGTACCCGTCGCGTTTGCGCCCGAACGACTTGGGACGTCAAAAGCCGTGCGAGCACCCGCAGCCGTAGTGGCCCCGCTGCCGCCGTTGGCCAACTTCAGCGCAGGACCGGCCTGGAAGAGCCCGTCGAGCGTGTCCAGGTCGGCGTTTACCTTGGTGCCCCAGGTGTCCGTAGACGCGCCGACTTCCGGCTTGGTCAGGTTCAAAATTGCGGTGAAGGTGTCTGCCATCGTCGGCTCCGGTTATGCTCTAAGTTGAGTCCAGCCCGCGTCGGGTTCGTCTGCCACAGGGGTCCAGGTTGCACCTGCGGGCACGTTGGCGCTCCACACGATGCGCCCCGAGGCCGACGATCCGGTCGTCGCTGTGCTCGGAAAAGGCACCAAAACCCCGCGAACCGCACCGGAAGCCTCGACCGCGCTTTGCGCAGCCGCTTCGGCACGAGCTTGGAAAATCTTTTCAGCCTGGATGATAGCACCCGAGGCCGTTTGCGCCTGCGCTGCGCTTTGCGCCACCCACACCCCTTGGGCCTGACCTTGCGAGGCTGCTGCGGTCGGCTCGGTGCCCGCACTGACGACAAAAACGCCTGCGGCAGTGCCTGCGGTACTTGCGACGGCTTGACCGCTCGCCAAAGCCACGCGGTTTGCGAAACTGGTTCCTGCGCTGCTGGCTGTTGCGCCTGCGGCCGATACCGCTACCCGAACCGCAGCACTGGCTGACGCCGAAGCCGAGGCCCCTGTGGCGTTGGCCTGCGCCGTGCGAATTGCTGCGGCTTGTGCGGTGGATCCAGAAGCCGCCGAAGCCGTAGCGCGGGCTTGGTACAGTCCCGAGGCCGAGGCACCGGAAGCGCTCGCCGCTTGCGCGACACCTTGCCCCACCCAGACGGCTGCGGCCTGCGCAGTCGAGCCGGAAGAGGCTTGGCCGAGGGCTTCTTTAAGTAGGTAACCGTAAGCCGAGGCGACGCCAGACAACGAGGCCGCGTTGGCAGCCCCGCTGACGTATCTGGTCAGCCCATACAGCGACGTGCCGTATGCGCCGACGCCATAGCCGCGCCCGGCCACTGGATCAGTCCAGGGTAAAGGTCAAGTTGGCTGCGGGGATGCGGAAGACATCGCCCGAGCCAATCGTTTTGGCAACGCTCAAGGCAGCGAAAGCCACCATGTTGCCGCCCGTGGCTGCGTCAAACACGCCGACGTGTGTGACCGTGCCCCAGCTCGCTGTGGCCGTTGGGTACTCGATGGCCGAGGTGTTGGTGGCCTGCGTAGGCGCGCTGCCCGACACAGTAAACGCGGCCGACTGTCGCACATAACCGCCGTTGGCCAGCTCAGTGCCGCCACCGGCTTCGCCAGGCGCGCCCGTGAACAAAGCAACGTGTCGGCCCGGCTTGGCGAAGGTGCCAGCGCCGAAGACGTGGTCCATGACTGCGTTTTCGAGATAGTTGGTGAATGACATGGTCAGCTCCGGCGTCGTGTGCGAGTTTTGAGAACAGAGCCGCTGTGCTTGGCCGCATCGTCTGCGTCAGTCAGCTCGCTCCAGAGGGTATTATAAATCCCCGCCCAAGTTTGCAGGCGTTGATCGTCGCGCAGGTAGGGCGCAGAGTGTTGCAGCGCGCCGTACAAGTACAGGTCGGGCCACTCGGCCAGCACCCAGTTTGTGTCGTTGGTGGCCAGGTCTGGGACCTTGAAGTGGTATTCCAACTCCATCGTGGCCTCGCCCGAAACGTAGGGCGCGACTTCGATCTGGTTGCCGATAAATCGGTACAACGCGGGGCTCGTCTGGCCGCCGATCACGGCGTTGCGCCGGGCCTGCACCAGTTGCTCGGGCGTGCCCAGCTCCAGCGAGACGGGCTTGCCGTCAATCACCAGGCGCAGCGCGATGGCTTCGAGCCAGTCCGAGGGCAGCGTGATAAACCCAGCGTCTAGCACGGCTGTGGCCCGCTTTTCGTTTTGGCGCACGCGCAGCTTGCGGTTGAACCGGGCCTCGGCCATCTTGATAAAGTCAGGCGCACGCGCGGCCAAGTCGGGGCTGCCGACCCGGTTCAGCCAATCGGCAATCGAGTCCTGCAATTCGGTGTAGTTGTCCATTTAGAGTCGCCCTTTATAGACTCGAAAGCACTCATTTTGCGGATCGTTGGCCCAGCGCTTGATCGCTGCGGGATCGTTCCACGAGCCGTCACGCATCATGCGCTCGACGACTTCCATAGGGATCCAGGCGGCCAGCTTCATCTCTTTGCCTTGCACATGTGTCTCGCGGTCGCGGCGCACTTGCTCCAGCAACGGGTCCAAGTCTTGCACGGTCACCTCGACCATGCGATCCGGGTCGTGCGCGTCAGTGTGCAGCGTCTTGATGACAGAGCCGCGATGGTCTAAGAGGGAAACGGTCATGGTTTACCAAAAGTAAAAAGGGGGACCAGGTTGCCCCAGTCCCCCGATTTTACGCGCCTGCGATCACAGGCCGTATTCGGCGTTTGTGTCGAACAAGTCGAACACAGCGCCGTGTGCCTTCTCGTTGTCCACTTGCACGCCCCACTCGGCCAAGATCATGCGAGTCTCGGCGTCGCCGATCACGCCCAGAGGCTTCTGCTGGAAGCCACGGTAGAACGCGATACGTGCGTACTCGGGATCGAGCAACACGACGCGGTCTTGCGGCAACCAACGGTCAACAACCACCTTCAGGTCGCCGAAGTCCGAGGCGTACAGGGAGATGCCCTGGACGGCCTTGTTGACGTCGACGTTGTGGCGGGTGTTGGTGCGGCCTTGGAAGCCGTCAACGGCCAACTTGTTGACCGAACCGGTGAACAAGATCGAAGGCGTTGCGCCGTTGTCAAAGCACTTTTGCATGGTCGTGCGGACCA